TAGATGTCTTCCAACATTTCTTGGAAAAGTTTTTATCTTCGTTACAAGATACAAACACCATATCCTTAAGTGCTGTTGTTGTAATCTTTGGTGCAGGTGGTTGCTCTATATCTTTAGCAAAGTTTTCTTTAGCTTTCTCTAAAGCCTTATCTTCTTTATCTATTACAATATCTTTAACCCTACCTGTTTTCTCAATAGGCTTTTGTTTATTGTCATCTGCATAGAAGTCATCAGTACCTGACCATAGTTCAACGCCCAAGCCAAATCTCATACAAGCTCTTTTAAAAGCATCACTCTCTGCTAGTTTAAGACACTCACCTAGTGTAGCTCTGTTAAGTGCTGCAGATTCTACATCACCAGCACCATCATAAGAACCCATACCCTCTATGGTTATAGTTCCTTTACCACCAATAACTTTGTCATTGATAATAATAGGTTCAAACTTCCAGTCATACTTAACATCACAATCTCTTAGTCTTTCTACATAGACTGCGTGGTTAACATACTTGCCGAACTTTCCCTTGGGTGGGTCTTGTACTACCCCTGCTGGAAATGGTGCAAGTAATTTCTTTTTAGTTTCTTTATTCATTGTTATCATTCCTTTTATATATTTCAGAAGTATGTTTTATATTTATTTCCTGTAGTTTTTTATCAAACAAATCATCTGCTTCAGCGTCATTTATTGCGTCAACTTCCAATGAAATGTTTTGCTCTTCAATATGGAAATACTTTTTATACTTCATTGTTATTTTCTTTTACTATATTGTGAATCATCTGCCTACTTAAACCAGTAGCTTCTGCTAATTTAATAGCCGAGACAGAATGAGTGTCATATAATTTACTTATAAGATTATTTCTTATTGTAGTAAATTGGTCTGACATTATTTTTAAATTAGTTAACTCATACAAACTATCAGCTAACCCTTTAAACGTATCGTCATAGTCTTGCTTTAATTGTGATGTGTTCATTTTTTCTAATGACTCATTCAACAATGTGTCTATGTCTTGTGACATTGTGCTCCTTTATTTATTTATTTTATCTAGTTGTTATAAACTAGAGTCTTCTCTTTGTACCTGGACTAGGAAGGACTGACCTTCACTAGATGTCCCGATAATTCTAAGCTTCTTCTTCTCTACATATCGTTGTATTTCTTTTGTAGAGTTAAAGAACAACGGCTTATCGTTTAGTAATAGTACTAACAATGAACATTCTTTAGGTACATTTAGATTTAATGTTTCCATAATCTTATTATATCAAATCGTTTTACTTTGTAATATAGTTTTATCAAATTACTTTACTTATCTAAAACGTTCATAAGACGTGCCAAATAGAGCTCATCGTTAGCGTTCTTGTCTTCTTTAAACGCTTTGTGTTCTCTATACATCGTTACTAATCCCTCTATGAAAGCGTACATTAGTACACCTACCATAAAAGAAATAATTAATCCTTGTATGCTTAACATTCGTTAACCTCCTTGTTATCTATTTGTTTATTGCAAAACTCACACAGAATAGCAGCCCAATTCATATGACCTAACTCTAAACATTGGTCACAATGTGGACACCATAATTTATATATCATATCCCAATCGTTGTACAATACCTGCATTATTGTGTCCCTTCCCTAGCCATATCATCTAGCAGTTCAGCTTTCTCTAACTCTTTGTATAAAGATTGTAGGTACTTGTGATGCTGCTTTATAATATATCTTTGCTCATCATATCTTGTGTATCGTGTATTAGTCCAGGAACTCAAGCCCCTTGACTTTTCTACATTGATTCTGTTTAACTCATCTTGTAATCTATCGGACAAAAAATCCAATAGCTCATAAGAATTTATCTCTCCGTTAAATAATCTTTTCATTTAATCCCCTTTTGTTTTATTTTCTCTTTATGTTTGTGAACCTTAACTCTTAAGATTCTTAGAGTTCACCCGTACGTGAATGAACTCCGAGAATATTAAACGTTTAATTTAATTACTCCTTGGTTACTCAATAGATTTTCTTTTAATCCGTCGGTCTCTTCTTTTTCTAACAGCTCCATTATTTTTTGAGCTGTTTTAATTACAGTTTCCATTGACTTCTTAAGGTTATCTTCGCCCCGTGAATTCCATATCCCTACATATCCCACGCTGTAGGCACTGGCATCCAATCCAATCATTTTAGATACTGTATAAGCTATTGATTCGGCTTCTACTTCTACTAAGTCCCTAGGCTTCTTAGAATTGAAATCATCTTGTGAAACGTGCGCGAACATATGCGCTATTTCGTGAATCATAGTTCTAATCTGCTGGGCTTTTGGTCTATCTTCTGCGACTACTATTTCTTTTTTAACAGGGTCGCACCATCCTCCGAGGTCAGCGTCGCCCCAGGTATCGTAACGGAAATTAAATCCATTATCTTTTATTAACTTAGTGAACATTGATTCCACTTCTGCAGCGTTGTCAATATCAACCTCTAAATTATTAACGATAGTTGGAATATCTTTTGCACCTTCCATTGGTTCAGTATCTGAAATATCAAAGACATAAACAGAACGAAAGAATAGATTTTCTTTTTCTTTTCCATCTACTTCAGTCTTCTTAATCATTGGTGCAAGTTGAACTATTCTTGTTGGTGCCTGACGTTCTGCACATTCACAAGCTTTATTACTGATTGACCTGCAGTCGGTACAAGCTACAGGAATTCTTTTAAGTTCATCTATCCATTGCTTATACCCTTTAACAAAAGTCGCTTCAGGCTTAGCCATATAAATAAGCATCTGATTATTGAAACTACGATTAATAAATTTTCCAGTAAAGTCTAAATAGTTTTTTAGCTCACCGTCATTAGTAAATCGTTCAACTTCTTTATGAAGTTCTTTTAATATATCGGCTGGTTTGTTAGTCATTTTCACCCCTTTACAAGTGTTTGTTTTTTCTTATAGTAAGAGTATATACAGATTGTAATTATAATGTCAAGTATCTTTACTAACTATTATTTAATTTCTTTTGGTTGTTGTTGTTGCTTTAGGTTCCTAAGAATAATCTAGTTATCGTTCTACCATTTAAAAACATACTACCCCATAGTTTAAAAAAATAACCAGGGTGTTTTTCATAATGTCTTATTTTGCTACATTTTACCTATAAAAGCCTATAAACGTTGATTGTCCTATAATACTTATTATGTTGCGTTGCAGGTTATACCTACCCATTAATGCATAGTTTAAGCTAGCTAGGGGGTATTTTATTACGATAGACATCAGGTAATTAAAAGCAACTAAATGTAGATAATCTTGGTAGACATACTACATATGGTAAGTGAACTAACACAGTAATAACTGTTAGCAGAAGCTTGTTTGAGTGGATTACTACACTCTTCACATTTCATAATATTAATCTTACTTGCTTTGGGGTCTTTTGGATGTAACGGGCTATTTAGGTGGGTGGGCTTTAAAACTTTTTCTTACTTGTCCTTGAGTACTTAGTTTGTGTTCCTACTGTATCGTATTACCGATTCTAAGCTTTCTGACTCCCGATGCCAACTTCACTTGTAACAAGTCTTTAATAAAGTTTATTTCGTGTTGTCATACTATCATACCATAACTAATATGCAAGTACCTGGAAAATCCAGGTGAATCGTATGAGGATATGATTCTATTTATAATAAGAAAGAAAAACTTTCTATCTAGAAAACAGTACGTGGTGTACGGTGTAAAAGAAAGAATGTTTTTGTGGATTGTTATATTTTTCATAACAGTAATGGACGACTGTACGTGACAAAGCCCTGCAGCAATGTGGGGTTTTTGTTTAGTTACTTGTATATCTTTTATTCGTGTTATACTAAAAGTATTAACAATCGTTAATTTATTTATTCATTGTTGATGCCCCTTTATGCCCTAGCTAGTCTAGGGTATGGATTTAAAAAAATTTTTTTAGCTTGTAGGTTCTTGTAATCCAGTAGGTGCCTGTCTGCCTTTTATTCTTGGATAAGAGCGAGGTTTGTGTTTATTACAGTACTTGAACTTATTGTACTTAGAAATAACTGTGTCGCATTCTTTGTGAACGCAGACTCTTCCACTACTATATGAAGTAGAGGGTTTGCTGTTAGGATATTTATTTCCTTTTATGTAATCACTCATACAACATATAGTATAGGAGATACAATGCCAAAAAAAGGATACAGTCCTAAAAAAGGGATGAAAAAAAATAAGGTTAAGAAGAGGAAGTAATGGCTGAATGGCGAGGAATGAAAGTGAAGTTAAATTCACCTAGCCCTATATCAAAGGGTGAGCCTGGCTATGGTCGTAAGAAGTCTAAGGTCTTTGTAATGAAAAATGGGAAAGTCAAGAAAATAATGTTTGGCGACCCTAATATGAAGATTAGGAAAAACAATCCTAAAGCTCGTGCTTCGTTTCGTGCTAGACACAAATGCAGCACAGCTAAGGATAAAACATCTGCACGATATTGGTCGTGTAGAGCTTGGTAGGGAGAAAAGATGGCAGCTAAAAAAGGTCTGTATCATAATATAAATAAAAGAAAGAAAGCTGGGACCAGTAGGTCTAAAAAGAAATCTACTATTAGTCCTAAAGCTTATGCAAATATGAAAGCTGGATTTCCTAAAAAGAAAAAGAAGTAATGGCTGAGAGAGTACATTGCCGTAATACAGGTTGCGAAAAAAAATTTAATTACAATCGTGGTAAATTGTACTGTTCTGATGTATGTAAAAATAGAGCTAAATATAAACGTGTAAAAGCTAGAGAGAAAGCTGCAGAAGAAAGCATTTTAGATAAAAAAATAAACGAATATAGTATTAACCGTGGTGAACACTACAAAGAGTATGTTGCTAAATATGCACATCTTGTTGAATCAAAAGATATGATGCAAAAAAAAGTATCTTTATTACTAGGTTGCACACACGATATAGTTTCTAAAATGCACAATGCTTATCTTATAGATAAAGCTAACTCAGAAAAAAGAGAAGACTGGTCTACACCTATTGAGGCTATGAAGTCATTAAGCACTTTTAAAGATTTTAGAGATAGATACTTTGAAACTGAAACAGGTAATCCCTATGAAACTGCAGACTTTCACGATAAATGGATTAATTCAATTTTAAAAGCTATAGAAGAAGGTGGAGAACAAATGATTCTTAGTCCACCAAGACACGGCAAGACTGACTTACTTTCACATTTTGCTATCTGGCAGATATGTAAAAACCCTAACATCAGAATTATGTGGGTTGGTGGTAACGAAGAGATAGCTAAGAACGCTGTAGGTGCTGTACTTGACCACTTAGAACATAACGAAAAACTTGTAGAAGAATTTTGTGGACCTGGTTTAACTTTTAAACCAAAAGCTAGAGGTGGTAAGTCTTGGTCTTCTGGTCAATTTACTATAGCTACAAGAACAGTAACTGGAATTAAATCTCCAACAATGGTGGCTGTTGGTAAAGGTGGTAAGATACTTTCTCGTGACTGTGACTTAATCATTGCAGATGACATTGAAGACCACGGAACAACAGTACAACCAAGTGCTAGAGAACAGACTAGGCAATGGTGGACTACAACATTATCTTCCAGGAAAGAGGAACATACTGCTGTAGTTGTTATTGGCTCTAGACAACATCCAGAAGATTTATATAATTTTTTATTAGAGAACCCACAAATGGAAACAATAGTAGAAGAAGCACACAGCACAGAATGTGTACTACCAGAAAATGAAGTAGAGATACATACTGACTGTATGTTATGGCAAACTAAAAGAACTTACAAATGGTTACTGTCAAGAAGAATGGCTGCTGAAACAACAGGAGGTAAAGCTATTTTTGAAATGGTGTATCTAAACAAAGCTTTTGTAGATGGTGTAACAATGTTTGATGTAGAAGAAGTAGATAAATGCAGAGATGTCAATAGAGTTATAGGACACGTACCTGCAGGTACACACTTAGTTGCAGGGCTTGACCCAGCTTCTACAGGATTTCAGGCTTGTTTCTTGTGGGCTGTTGATAACGAAACAGGAAAAATGTATATGGTAGATATAGAAAATGAAGAAGGTGGTGGAATTATACAAGCTAAAGATTCAATAAAAAGATGGCACGAAAAATATAATTTATCACATTGGGTTATAGAAGAGAACGGATTTCAAAGAGCAATACGACAAGATAGAGACTTGAAAGATTACTGTGCAAGAATGGGTATATACCTTGAAGGGCATCAGACTCAGAAAAACAAATTTGACCCTATCTTTGGTGTTGGAAGTATGAGAGAATTGTTTAAAGAAGAATTGATAAGTTTGCCTTATGGTAGTGCAGAAAGTGAAACAAAGAGTAATATATATCGTAGACAGCTAATTTATTTTTCTACTGCTGCTAGTAAAGCTGCTAGTAGGAAAAGTAAGAGTGATGTTGTTATGGCTAGTTGGTTTCCAATGCGTGTCATAAGAAGATTACAAAAAGAACGACTAGCTGAGGTAGGATTAGATTACGAACCTAGTTTTGGAGAATGGGATATTACAGATATGAACGAAAGCCCTTGGGGATAGAATGACACCTGAGCAAATACAGTTTGCAATAACACAGTTACATTTTGATAATCAAAGTGCATACTCTACTAGAGGTCGTATTCGTGCAATTATGAATGGTGGACCTGATGGTATCCAAGCTTTACTTGGTGATAACCTTAAAGGTTTCCAAGACTGGCAAGTACCTGTACCAAACCTTATGATGTCAGGACTAGAACACTTGGCACAAAAGATTGGTCGTATTCCTAACTTAAAAGTAGATGTACCTAATGGTAAAGATAGCGATAGAGCAAGACAGAAAGCTGAAAAGGTTGGAAGGATTGTTAATGCGTATGATGAGGTACAGAAACTAGATTTACAAATGCCACAAGTAGGTAGATGGCTACCTGGTTATGGTTTCTCTGTATGGGTAATTAGAGAAAAAAGAGATGCTAATGGAACACCATATCCTTGTGCAGAACTTCGTGACCCATACAATTGTTTTCCAGGTTACTTTGGTGCAGACCAACAACCTAAAGATATGGCTATTGTTCGTAGAGTTCCTAAAGAAGCTCTAGCTAGAACATATCCTAAATATGCAAATCAAATATTAAATAAAGATGCTTATAACACAGATTTCTTAGGTGTAGGTAATGCCTACGCTTCTGCTTACACTGATTCATACAATGGCTCTTGGGCTAACAGTAATGGTGATGGCGACTTAATAGCAGAGTATTACAACTTAGAGGGAACTTATATTTTCCATATGACCTCTGCAACTATTCTTGACTTCATACCAAATCCACTAGATAGTGGACCTGCTTTTGTTATAGGAAAGAAATTTTCTTTTGACAGATTGCAAGGACAGTATGACCAAATCATAGGACTTATGGCTTCTATGGCAAAGATTAATGTGATGTCAATAATAGCTATGGAAGATGCAGTGTTTACAGAAACCAACATATCTGGAGAGATAGAGTCAGGACAATATAGAAAAGGTAGATTCGCTGTAAACTATCTAGCTCCAGGCACACAGGTTTCTAAACCAGCATCCAATGTTCCTTATCAAATTTTTCAACAGATAGATAGAATAGAACGACAACTTCGTGTTGGTGGTTCATATCCTACACAAGATGACTCTCAGTCACCACTTAGTTTTGCAACTGGTAGAGGACTTGAAGAGTTAGGTGCATCTATGTCACTTATGATTAGAGAGTATCACACAGTTATGTCTGATGCTATAGAGATGATTGACTCTAAGAGATTAGAGTGGGATGCAAAAATGTATGGTGGTATGAGTAAATCATTATCTGGTTATATGGATAATACTTTCTATTCAGAGACATACGACCCAAGTAAAGATATTAGTTCTTATAAGACACGAAGAGTGTATGGAGCTATGGCTGGTTATGATGAACCACAGAAGATAGTTACAGGGTTACAGTTGTTACAGGCTGGTATAATTGATAGACAAACTTTACAAGAGAACCTAGATGGTTTAGATAACCTTGTAAGAGTGAACGATAGAATTACAAAAGAAAAAGCAGACAGTGTATTGTTTGATACATTGTTAGCACAATCCCAACAGGGTAATCCGAAAGCAACAATGGCTGTTGTACAGATAAGAAAGAATCCTGATGATATGCAAAATATCTTAGATAAGTTCTTTACTGCAGAAGAGCCAGATATTCCTTCGGCTGAACAAGAATTGCTTGAGGGAGGTGCCTTGCCACCACAAGGTCCTCCTCCAGGCATAGCACAACTACTTGGTGGATTAGGAGGATAATGTCTATTAATAATAAATTTGAAGATATAGTAGATTTCTGCTTAGTTGATGTTGATGAGTTAGGTGATGACATAATTTTAGAAGAAGATGTATTTAAGCCAAGAGGTCATATGTATGTTGACCAATTACCACCATTAGTTTTTCCATTTGGTTATATGATTATAAGTTCAGCGTTTCAATTTTTTGAAGAAGATGATGAGGATGAGAATGGCGAGACCTAAAAAGAAACAAAACAAATTACCAAATAAAGGTCAATACGATGGTTCTTCAACATCTACAGGTAGAAATGGACAGGCTGTAAAAAGAATACCTGGCGTTTCTTTCGGAGAACAAAAAGCTTTAACAGAACAACAACAAGCTGCTCCATTAGCAAAAGATTCTACACCAACACCTTCAGGTAGAACAATGCCACAAATGGATGCGTTTGGACAAACACAAAGACAAAGCGAACCTGTTACAGCAGGATTACCTTTTGGTCCAGGACCAGGTGCAGCAGCACCAGTAGAAGATGACCCAGATATGTTGCTTAGAGCAGTGTACAGTGTTTATCCTGACCCTTTACTTCTTAGATTGTTAAGAGGTAAAGGTGTATGATTTATCCTGATAACCCGAACTTTGAAGATGAGTTTGAAGCAGAGATACAAACTAAAAATGCTAGATTTACAGAACTAAAATCTAAACTATCTGCTAATAATAAATTTAATGCACGACTTGCTGCACTTAACTTAGAAGCTGCACCATTCTTACCACCAACTGTCACTGCAGGATTAGGTTTAATTGGAAAAGATATAACAGAAGTTGACCCAAGATTGCTAGATGATATTGCTAAACAAGTACAAAGCCAAGATGAAAGTATTTGGGACAATGTAACAGATAAACTAAAAGGTGTTACTCGTGGAGTATTTGCAGCTGCTGACGCAGGATTAGATTTTGTTAAAGGACAGTTGTTAGGTAGATTCCCAGTAGAAATTGGACAAAGATTTAATGATAAAGTAGGCGAAGGTAAAAGTAGAACCCAAGCTTTAGGAGAAGTCTTTGACGAATTTTCTGATATTAGAGAAAAAGTAGGAGACACTGCTTTTACAATGGCTCTTAGAGAAGCTATGCAAGGTAGGGAGATAAACCTCGGTGAAGGAATCATACCAAGAAGTACACCTATTACAGAAACTGATGAATATAAAGAATTAATTGCAAGAGGTATTGCACCTGAAACTGCATTAGATTTAGCAGAGAAAATGATTGGTGCTCCAATTACAGAGATAGCAAGAGAACAAGCTGTCAGTGGTGTAACTTTTAGAGGAGAGACTGGTGCAGGTCTTAGACAATCAGGTCAAGGAGACTTTGTTACATTAGGACGTTTACTTGCAGAACCATTAGTAGCTATGGATGTGTTAGAACCTGGTAGCAATGGATACAGTAACATCACTGGAGCTGCTGACTTTGTAGGTACATTAGCATTAGACCCAGCAAACTGGATAGCTCTAGGAGCAGGTGCTGCAGCTAAAAGTGCTAAGTCAATTAAATACATAGACGAAGCAGCAAAAAGTCAAAGTATAACAGGTGCTAAGAAAGTTTTTACTGTAACCCCTGAAGGAGTTGCTACACAAGCTAAAGAGATGGGAGCTATTAAAGGTGGAATAAGAAAAACAGTTTTAGAAAGATTTCCACGATTAGGTGGTTATTCAGTAGAAGGTTTGCTTGATGCTGATAAAGGAAAAAACTTAACTAAGTTTTTATCATCTAGTGATGATATATCTAGTCCTGCAGGAAATATAGATTACTTAAGTAGTTTGTTAAAGACTGATGACTATGAAACTTTAGGTAGAATAGCGAGAAGTGTAGGTGATGAATCAGAAATGTACGACTTATTAAGATTTCATTTTGGAGCTAACGTAGGTGAAAAGATACCTTTTTCTACCAGGTTATTTGATAGCTACAAATTATCAAAAGGTGCAAAACTCACACAAAAAACTTTTGGAAAAATAACAGGTCTTAGCGATAACGTATCACAGTTTGGTGTAGGTCCATCGTTTAGACACACTAACAAGTGGAGTCCTTTAGTTAGGTCATTTAGTAAACTATATGATGCAGGATACGACCCTACAAATCCACAACAAGCTTTTGTTACTTTAAGAAATATGATGCGTCAAATGGATATAGACCCTGAAGATAGAGCAAGAATATTAAAAGATTATGTTGATGATATGCAAAACGTTAAAGTAAGTACAAGTACAGATATAGTTCCATTTGAAACAGGTACAGAGTTAGCAAGAATGAGAACAGGTACAGAACAAGCATTGACTAGACCAGGAGGTGTTGGGGAAATTGTAGATGCCGAACTTGTAGAATCTATAACTTCTTTTGATAATGCAAACATAATATTCAAAGCTAACAGTGCAGCAGCTAGAGCTTGGACAAAAACACTAGCTAGAGATATTGATGGAGAAGATGCTGACTTAGCAGAACAAGTAATACAAAAAATTGGTAAATTTTATGATGATGACTTAGGTGCAGCAGGATTAAATTTTGTTGATGAACAAGGTGGAGCGTTTAATTTAGGCGAAACATTTAAAGCTTACATAAATGATGAAATTACTGATATACCAACATACAGATTAGAAACAGAACTAGCACAGAACTATATACCTACTATTCCACCAAGCTCTGTTGTTAAAGGTACAAACATTTTTAAGAAAAATATTTTAGGTAGAACCCCATTAAAAAAATTCCAAAAGAATTTAGATTTAGATGACGGAACTATAGAAATGATGATGGATAAATATATTAGTGGTGTTTGGAAACCAGCAGTACTACTACGTGGTGCCTGGACTATAAGAGTTATTGGTGAAGAGCAAGTGCGTTTATGGGCTCAAGGTTATGATGGATTATTTAGTCCTAGTAGGTGGATGGCAATGATGACAGGTAAACCTCTAGACCCAACAGGAACACTTAAAATATTAAAAAAACTTGATGATGGTGTACCAGACACACAAATAGAAAATTTAATATTTGAAAAATTTCCAGACTTACCTAAAAGATTTGCTTACAAAGGAGAACAAATAGGAATAGTAGAAGCTATAAAACGATATATGAATAGTGGAGATAGAGATTTATTAGAGATTGTAAACTTAACAAGTGATGAAACACAAGTTATGAGAGAGTTCTTTGATGCTATCTCTGGTACGCATAGAGGATATGCAGGATTAAGAAAAACAAATCCTAATATGGCAGCTAAAGGTTTTAGTATATTTGAAAAAAGGGGTGCTGGTAAGGGTTATGTCAACGCTATGCAAACAGAGTTTGACCAATTAATGAATGATTCATTAGCTGTAAAAATATTAGAAGATGGTGCACAAGCAGCCAAAGAATTTTTATGGAGCTCTAGGTTTACTGACGGCTCTATAGCAAAACAAATATCTAAACAAGACCCTTTCTTTGAGCAGATATTAACCACACAATCATTTAGCGATAAGATTGTAGATTATGTTAATGCTCGTATTCACATAAAAACAGGTGGAAAAGTAAATAAAGAAACATTAGAAATTACAACTAGAGGTAATGATGACTTGTTGCAAATACTAAGAAGTGGTACTTACAAAGATGTTTCTATAAAAAATATGAGAACAACAGAAGCTGCAAGAAAACAATATAAAAAAATATTTGATGAATATAGAAATGAACTACCAGCAACATTTAAAGGTCGTGGTGGTACACAATATGGTGAGTTTGCTTTTGAAAGTAAATTTGGACAATCGTATGACAAAGTAGTAGAAAATATGTTTTATGCTTTAATGGCATTTCCTACAAATAAATTATCAAGAGCCCCTGTATTTAAACAAGCTTACTGGAAAAAAGTATCAAAGCTTATTGGTTCATCAGAAGCAGAAGTAAAAGCAGCTATTATTGCTAGAGCAAAAGAAGCTAATGTAAGCAGTAAGTTAATTAAAGAAATGGAAAAAACTAGTGCTGCATCATATGATAATGCTATTTTTAGATACACAGGTAAATCAACAGAAGAAGGTTATAGAAACTTTAGCCAAGCTTTTGATGCTATTGACGAAGTAGCTAAAGCTAATGCTTTAACTGAGACAAAAAAATTACTTTATGACTTAAGCGAAAGAACTAGATTCTGGGAAGCAACAAGATTGATATTCCCATTCGGTGAAGCTTTCCAAGAAATAGGAACTACTTGGGCAAAGATACTTAAAGATAATCCAGCACCTGTTAGAAGATTTCAATTGATGGTAGAAAAAGGTAGAGAGTCAAATCCTTTTGATGTAGAAGATACAGATAGGGGATTCTTTTATCAAGACCCTACAACTGGTGAAGAGATGTTTGCATTTCCTGGTTGGGGTGGAATGGCTAGTAAGTGGATGGGAATACAAGAAGATGACCCTATACAATTAGAAGCTTCAGGTTTTGCTAAAAGTGTTAACTTAATAGGGCAGTCTTTCCTACCAGGTGTAGGTCCTGTAGTACAGTTACCTGCTAGTTTCTTATTAAGAAATGCAGAATCAGATTCTGCAATAGTACAAGCAATCTTTGGTGACTTTGCTCCACCACCTGTAGATAATCCAATTAAATATATTTATACATCATTGCCTATCCCTTCTTGGTTTAACAGAGTTTTACAAGCGTATGACGTAGCACCAGAAAATTATGATAGATTACAAACAAATACAACTATAGATATTTACAATGCCTTGTATTATGCAGGTAGAGTATCTGATGCTAACTATGAAGAGTGGTCAGCAGGTATGGACCAAGCTAAAGAATATGCTAAAACATTAACTTTAATTAGAGCAATGGCACAGTTTATTGGACCTACAGGATTTAGTCCTAAGTTTGAAGTTATGACTGAAACACCTGAAGGCAGAAAGATGATACTTGTTAGTGCATTGGCACAAGATTATAGAGATACCTTAGACTTAAATGGTGGAGACCAATTTAAAACTACACAAGAATTTATTAACAACTATGGTATTGACCCTACTGCATTATTAACAGGTAAATCATCTCAAGTATTTAAAAGACCCGTAACTGTAGATGGGTATAAGTTTTACAATAATAACAAAAAATTGTTTGATGAGTATAAAAGCACAGCTTATTTTGCTAGACCAGATGAAAGTTCTGATGAGTTTAGTTACGAAGCTTACTTACTATCTCTGCAAGAAAAAACAAGAGTACCTTTAAATGAAGAGCAATGGAGATACACAAGAAACAATATCCTAGGCTCAATAGCTTGGGAAAACTTTATGTTATCTTCAGCACCAGGACGTAAGCCATACTGGTTAAGAAGTGATGAACAAGCGTCAACAGACAAGACATTAAAGAAAATGTCTCTTAAAGGTCAATATCCTGGTTGGGGTACGAATGTTGCTGGGGTTCCACAAAAACCTGAGTTAGATACAGTTATTCAAGAGTTCTATAGATGGAAAGATAATACAGTATTGTCAGAGAGCGAAGCAGGA